AACCACCCTGGCCGTCGCCACGCGTTGCCGCCATACGCGCGCACGTACCGCCAGTGCCTCGAGCCCCGATGCGGCTGCCGAGAGTTCGCGCCCCCAACGGTGGAGACGCCCACGTGATTCGCCGACTCATCGCCGCGCTGCCATGGTGGCTCACGGTGCTGCTGTGGGTGATGGTCTACGGGGCCTGAGCGCGCTACCCTCCGGGGTGCCCATCACGGCGAGCTGCAGCAACTGCCACATCCCCCGTGACCCGTCGCTGACCCGACACGAGAACGGCGGCACCTACCGCCCCCTCGTCGCCGAGCACGACGCCGGCAAAGACTACACGGCCGAGACCGGCGCCCCATGCGAGTGCGGCTCGCGCAAGGTCGTGATTCGGCTCCGCTTCTGAGGTTCGCATGCTCTCGAGAATTCGAAAGGCGCTCCGCCGCCTGCGGCGACGCGGTCTCCGCGGAATCATCTTCGGGTCGCCGTCGCTGGACCTCGTCGAAGGGGTGGAAGACGGTATCGACGAGGCTTTCAGGTCCCGATGAAACCAGGTCACTCCCTCGACTGGAAAGCCGAGGTGCTCGTCGACGCGATGTTCACGCGAGACGACGAAGCCGTCGCCAAGAAGCACGGGATCTCGCCGCGCAGCATCATTCGCTACCGCGAGCAGATGACGAAGAGCCGCGACCTGGCCGAGCTTGTCGCGCAAAAGCGCGCAGCCATCGACGACAAGATCCGCGACGAGCTGGTCGACCTCATTCGGCTGTCGATCGAAGCCGCCAAGGTGTTGGTCGTGAAAGCAAAGGAGTCCGGCGATCCCGTGCATCTTCACGCCGTCATTGGCGCCGTGAAGATCGCGAAGGAACTCAAGCTGGACGACGACGTGCTGCATGGGTCTGGTCCAAAGAATCGCTCGAATCCGAAGGCTGCAAGCCCTTCAGGAACTTCTGGGCACGGGACCGGAGCAGGAGCCGGACGCCCCGGAACCACCGTCAACTGACGAACCCGCCGACGACGAGCGCAAGCCGTCGAGGCCGCCTGAGGAACAGGTCCTCTCGTTCATCGAGCGGATGTCGCCGGAGCTCGAGCCACCGACGCACCTCGCGCCGCTGCTCGACGAGATGGACGCGTGCATCGCGCCACACACGGGTCAGCGGTTCTTCTGGTTCTCGGTGCCGCCGCGGCACTGGAAGACGACGACGCTCCGGCACGGCATCGCGAAGCACCTCCAGCGATGGCCTGACGAATCCGCCGCGTACGTCTCGCACACGCAGCCGTTCGCGAACAAGCAATCGCGCTACCTGCGCAAGCTCGCCGCGCGGTGCGGGTTCAGATTCTCGCTCGACGCCAACCGACAGGACGAGTGGGAGCTCCGCGACTACGACGGCGGCGTAACCGCTCGAGGCGTGCAGGGCTTCGGCGCCGGGCTCGGTTTCCGGCTCATCGTCCTCGACGACCTCATCAAGACCCGCAAGGAAGCGGAGAGCCCGACCTACCGACAGCAGGTCTGGGACGCCATCGAAGACGACATCCTGCCGCGGCTCACGCCCGACGGATGCGTGTGGCTCGTTCACACGCGGTGGCACGAAGACGATCCGATCGGCCGCGCGAAGAAGCAGGGCTGGCGCGGCGTCAACCTCAAGGCGCTCGGCGGCGAAGCAGAAGACCAGCCGTTGCTCCGCAAGCACTGGGACTTCGGCGTCCTCGACGCGATCCGCAAGAAGAACGCGCGCAAGTTCGCATCGCTCTACCAGGGCATGCCGCGGCCGAAGGGTGGCGCGGTGTTCCAGGCGCCGACGCTCTACAACTGGAAGACCGAGCGGCCCACGTCGGGATTCCGCAGGGCCTACGGGATCGACCTCGCGTATTCGGAGAAGACGGTCGCGCGCGCCGACTGGAGCGTCTCGCTCGAGATGAATCGAGTCGAGAACGCGAAGGACCCGAAGAAGCCGCTTTTCTACGTCGTCGAAATGGAGCGCAAGCAGGTCGACGCGCCGAGCTTCACGCTGACGCTGCACGCCCAGCAGACCAAGCGGCCGGGCCCGATGCGGTGGTACGCGTCCGGGACCGAGAAGGGCGCCGGCCAGTTCGTTAAGAAGAAGGTCCCGCAGCTCAAGATCAAGAACGCCACGTCGGACAAGTACGTGCGCGCGACGCCGTTCTCGGAAGCGTGGAACGAGGGACGCGTGCTCGTGCCGGACGGCGAAGACAAGCCCGAGTGGGTCGATGTGCTCGTCGAAGAGATCACGACGTTCACCGGCGTCAAGGACGCGAGCGACGACATCGTCGACGCCGGCGCCGCGGGGTTCGACGAACTCAATCGCGACCCGATCGACCTGTCGGTGGAGGGTTACAGATCGGAACGGTGAGGGCGAGTGGCAAAACCCAAGTCCGCACCCAAGGCTCCGAGCACGCCACGCGACCTGACGGCCGGCGTTCAGCCGAGCGTTCGCACGTTCACGACGTGGAGCGTCGGCCTCATTCGCGCGGCCGAGATGGCGGCCGATTCAGGCTACCTCCGGCAGGTCGCGAACCTCTGCGAGTGGCTGCTCGGTGACGATCGCATCCAAGGCACGCTGTCGGCGCGCGTCGAGTCGCTGCTAGGACTCGAGCCGACGTTCGAGCAATCGGGCGACAAGCGCAAGAGCAAGAGAGTCGTTCGCGCGCTTGAGGCGGGCGAGGACTGGTGGGAGGCGTACCCGGAGGACGAGCTCGCCACGCTGCTGACGTGGGGCATCCTCCTCGGCGTCGCGCCGGCCGCCCATAACTGGACGATCTTCGAAGACCACGGCGGGCGCGTGCTCGCGATGCCGAAGTTCTGGCACCCGCAGCACCTCCGCTACGACTGGCCGACGCGCCGGTGGATGATCAAGGTCGCGAGCACGACGGGGCTCGTCGACTTTGGGATCGAAGAGGAGCTTGTGCCCGGCAACGGGCGATGGGTTCTTCACACGCCGTACGGAGACTCGAGGCCTTGGTCGCGCGGCCTATGGCGCGGTCTCGCGCGGCTCGCGCTGATGAAAGCGTACGCGATCCAAGACTGGTCGCGGTTCGGTGAGAAGGCCCACATTCTCATCGGGACAAGCAGCGAAGACGTCGAATCATCGAAGGGGCAGCGCGCGCAACTCGCGAAGGACATCTACGAACTCGGCCGAGAGGGCATCGCGTTTCTGCCGCCGGGCTTCGACCTCAAGAAGGTCGAACTCGTGGCCAACACGCGCGACATCTACCTCGCGCAGATCGAGATGGCGAACACCGCCATCGCGATTCTGGTGCGCGGCGGCAACCTCTCCACCGAGGTCAAGGGCGGGAGCTTGGCCGCGACGGAGTCGCAGGCCGAGACGGGCGACGCATCGAAGCGCCGCTTTGACGCCCAGTCGCTGACGACCACCATCCACGACCAGTCGCTCAACTGGTGGGCGTCGTTCAACTTCGGCGACGAGGGCTTGGCCCCGTGGCCCGTCTACCCGGTCGAGCCGAAGAAGGACCTCAAGGCGCGCGCCGAGACGCTCAACACCGCCAGCACGGCCGTCGACCGCATGCTCGCCAACGGCATGCCGCTCGACCTTGCCGCGCTGGGCGAAGAGTTTGAGATCCCGTTCCTCAAGACGGAGGGCGGGGAGATCAAGGCGGGGCAGCCGCTCTTCCAGTACCACCTCGACTACGGGGTCCTGACCGTCAACGAGGCCAGGGCCCGCATGGGGCTCAAGCCCATCAAGGGCGGCAACGTGCGAGCGGTGCCGTCGGCAGCGCTCGTTCCACCGACGCCGCCAGCGACACCCAGGCCACCGCCCGGACCTCCGGGTCAAAACGATACGGGCGACAAGCCGGACGCTCCACCTGGCCCCGACGACAATCCATCGCCGGCCGAGGAACCGATTCAGCCGGGCGAAGCTCCAAAACTCCGACGCCGCATCGTGGCGCTCGCCACCAAGGGCACTGAGAACGGCCAGGACTACGCCGACGATGTCGCCGACAAGGTCGCGCGGCATGGCGCCAAGGAACTCGCCGAAACCGTCGCCGCCATGGTGTCGGCCGTTCGCAACGCCGGCAGCTACGCCGAGGCCAAGAAGGCGATCGTCAAGAAGTACAAGAAGCTCGCATCACCGCGCGACCTCGCGTCGCTGACCGAGGCCGCCATCACGATGGCGCAGCTCGGGGGGCATCTTGCGGTTCGGGAGGACATCCCCGAGCTCGACGACTGAAAGGGAACCGGCATGCCGCAAGAAGACAAGTTCGCCGGCCACCCGAACGGGCTATCGACGCTCGGCGTGGATTGGCTGACGCTCACGCCGCACGACACCAACCCGCTTCCCTTCTACCCGAAGGCGGTCGTTTGCGGGGCCACGGCCGGCACAGTCGTGTGCATTTCTCGCAGTGGAGCAACGTCGACGTTTTGGCTCGAGGCCGGGCAGACCCTTCCGGTCCGCCCCAACATCATCACGACGGCCAGCACGGCAACGCCGCTCATCGGCCTGAAGGAGTGACGGCGCCGTGCCGTGGTCGGCGACGGCGGACGTCGAGAAATTCGACGAGGCCGTCGCCTGGTTCAAGTCACGGTTCCCCGTGACCCAGGAAATCGCAGACGCACTCGCGGCCTATTCGGGAGACAGGGCCTGGACCATCGCCGGCGTCTCGCAGCTCGACATCGTCCTGCAGACGTACGACGAGCTGCTCAAGGCGATCGAGAACGGCACGCCGCTCGAAGAGTTCCAGGACGCCGTCGAGGAGTCGCTCACTGAAGCGTGGGGCAAGACGGACTCACCGCGCATTGAGCTCATCTTTCGGAACGCCACACAGCAGTCGCTGAACGCTGGTCGCTGGCGTCAGATGACGGACCCGGACGTCAAAGACCTCAGGCCCTATGTCAAGTTCGACGGTATCGCGGACGCGAGGCAATCGACGATCTGCGAGGAACTCGACGGCACCATCGTTCACGTCGACGACGCGTGGTTGAAGACGCATTCGCCCGCGTTGCATCACCGTTGCAGGTCCCAACTTGTCAGCTTGAGCGCGTCGGACGCGGAGCGACAGGGCATCACGGACGACCCGCCTGCCACGAAAGCTGACAAGGGCTTCGGCAAACCGCCGACCGAGGCGGAGTGGAAGCCCAAGGCCTCCGACTACCCCGACGATCTCTTCGCCGAGTACGAGCAGAAGCGCGCCGATCTCGAAGAGAACGCGGAACGCAAGAAGGTGGCCCCGGATGACGATGACGCAGGCGAGTGACGAAAACGCGCCGGTCTCGGCGTACGAGCAGCACGTCCGCAAGTGGATGAGCGAGCGGCGCGAGAAGCGCTGCGTCACGGCCGCTGCCGCGGGCGCCGAGCTCGAGCTCGCGATGCTCGACATCATCGGCATGGACTGGTGGACCGGCGAAGGCATTACGTCGAAGTGGGTCAAGCAGCAGCTCGACGCCAACCCGACCGTTTCCGTCATTCGCGTCTTGCTCGACAGCCCGGGCGGCTCCGTGTTCGACGGCGTTGCGATCCACAACCTGCTGAAGCGCAGCAAGGCGCGCGTCGAGGTCGAGGTCATCGGCGAGGCGAGCTCCGCCGCGTCCGTCATCGCGATGTCGGGCGACGTCATCAAGATGCACGAAGGCACGACGATGATGATTCATCGCGCGTCGGCGTGCGGGTGCGGCTTCGCGGAAGACTTCCGAACGGTGGCGGATGCGCTCGACACCATCACGGGAAGCATCACCGATATCTACGAGACCCGCACGGGTCGAAGCCGAGCCGACATCGAAGCCATGGTCAAGAAAGAGACATGGATGTCGGCCGCCGACGCCGTGAAAGAGGGCTTCGCCGACGAGGTCGTGAAGGCCGGCAGCAAGCCTGTTCCGGCTGTTGGCCAGGCAAAGAAGAAGGCATCCGGGGAGCACGACTACGAGCTGAAGATCGACGCCAGCGAACTCGAGGGTGTAGCGGCGACGATCGCCGGCGCCGTGAAGGACCTGGCCAAGCTCCACGTGGGCGCTCATGTGGCGTCGAGCATCGGCGCTGCGCCTTCGCCCCAAGAACCGATCGCGCCCACGGGCGCCACAGCAACGATCACCGCGCCAGTGGCGCCAACAGAGGAACCGACCATGAGCCAGAGCCAGATCGACACCATGACCACCATCCGTGCCCTGCTCGGCCTCGGCGCCGGGACCCCCGAGACCGACGTCATCGCGGCCGTGACGCGGCTGCGCGAGCTCGAGCGCTCGGCGGTGTCGGCCACAAGCGCCAAGTCCACTGAGGAAGCGATCGGAGGCCTCTCGGCCCTCAAGGCGAAGGCCGACCAGCTCGATACCCAGAAGGTCGAGCTCGACAAGATCCGCGCAGACCGCGATCGGCAGAACTTCGAGACCCTGCTCGCGCAGGGCCAGCGTATCCCGGCCAAGCTGACGCCGGCGACGTCGAAGGACTGGATGGGCTACTTCGAAGCGGCCGTAGCCGAGGGCAAAGGCGAGCGCGAGGTCGAGCGGCTCCGCGGTTGGCTGAAGAACGCGCCCGTCGTCATCGCGCAAGGCCCGACGCAGCCGCGCGCTGGCAGCGGCGCGTCCGTCGACAACGCCCCGTCGCTCGTCGTCGACGGCAAGAGCTACGAGCAGCTGTCGTATTCGCAGAAAGCGGCCCTGAAGACGGAGCAGCCCGAACTCTACGGACTCATGAAGTCCGATTGGGAGTCGCGCGGCCGGCCCGCCACCAAGGCCGCCTGATTCGATCCCGTTTCGCGGTGCGGTGAACGAGCCCGCGCCTCCACCGTAGCCAACAAGCAATCGTCAATCACAGCACCTGCCGCGTCGGGCGACGCGCGCGGGGGCGCACACGTGTCTCCGCGACCCGAGAAGGAACAATTCACATGACCATCACGACCGTCAGCGACGTCTTCCAACCGGAAGTGCTCACCGAAGCAGTGCAGGGCGTCTTCGGACAGAAAACCGCCTTCATGGGCTCGAGGCTCGCTGCTCTCGGTGCCGTCGTGGTCGAGGGGAGCATGCCGGAAGGCGGCCCCAAGGCCATCGGCGTAACGATCAAGGTGCCGTACTTCGGCGTCATCGGCGAGTTCACGAACAACCCAGATGGGTCGTCCACCACGCCGAACAAGATCCAGCAGACCAGCGAATCCGCGACCGTCACGCGCGACTCACTCGCGTTCGAGGTCTCGGCGTGGGCACAGGGCAACGCGGCAGTCAATCCGAACGTCGGCGATCCTTACGAGGAGGCGGCGCGTCAGATCATGGTCGCGGCCGAGCGCGCCATGGACCGTCGCCTCATCACGGCTTCGGCCGCTTCGGGCGTCTACGTGAAGGACGTCTACAGCTCGACCGTGCCCGTCACGATCAACTGGGACCTCGTCATCGACGCCAAGGTAGAGGGTTGGGGCGACGAGCAGGAGGAGATGGTGGCGATCCTCGTGCACTCGCATACGCACAAGGACATGCTGAAGCTCAAGGATTCGACCGGCCGACCGCTGCTCATCCAGGCGCAGGCGGACGGCGGCCCCGTCGATCGGTTCTGCGGACTCCCGGTCGTCATCAGCGATCGCGTACCGCTCACCGGATCCACCATGGGCGCCGTCACGTCGAGCGGCACAACACCGCCGGTCGCAACCCTAACCGGTACACCGCTTGGCGCATGGAAGCTGCAAATCGACTGCATGCTGTCGCATGCCTCAGACACACTCATCCGGTTCTCGACCGACGGCGGCAACACCTGGAGCGCCAACATCGCCGCGACGGACAGCGGCGTCCCGGTGGCGCTCACCGACACCGCCGTCGACTCGCTCGTCGGCGTGAATGGCGCGACCGGCGTTTCGGTGGCGTTCGCGGCCGGCACGTTCAACGCCGACAACCTGTGGACCGCGACGGCGTCAGTGAAGACGATGTCGTTGCTGCTCAAGCGGCGCGCGCTCGCGTTTTGGTACAACCGCTCCGCCCTCGCGATGAAGACCGACACCAACATTCTGGCCGACACGAACATCGGCGCCATGCATCTCTACGGGGCCGCGCACCGGTATCGTCGGATGCCGACGGGCACGAAGCCCGGCATCGTACAGCTGGTGCATAACGTGAGTGGGTATTGATCATGAAAGCCCCCGACCAGGCAACAGTCGACGCGCGCTACCAGGCGAAGCTTGCGGCGCGCGCGTCTGGCGCGACGACCGTCAGCATCTCCGAGCCTGTCGTGCCGGAGGAAAACCCGTTCGACCCCGCCGTGATCGACGCGCGGTATCGCGCCAAGATGGCAGCGCGCCGAAAGGCGGCCGAAGCGCCCGCGCTTCCTGTGCCAGCGGCCAAGGCGAAGGTAAAGAGCGACGACAGCCGCCGCGAACTCGAGGCGCTCGAGGCGGCGGAGAGCGAACGGCTCCAGAAGGAGGCGCTGGCATGCACGGCCTGTGTCGTCGCCGATGGTCGCGTCGTCAAGCCGTGTCTCGATCACTTCGTCAAAGCCGGCTACAAGGCCGAGCAATACGAATCGTTCGTCGCACAGTTGGCGCCGTCCGGCACAGCCCACCCTGCCACGACCGGCGCAGAGCACGTGAAGACCGGCGCTGTCGACGAGACGAAGACGAAGACGGAAACGGGCGCTGCCAAGCCAACGCAACGCCGCTGACGTGTCGGACCACCCGACCAATCGCCGCTACTGCTTGATGAAGCGGCAGAACGCGTACGTCCTTGGCGACTACGCGATCGCGTCGGTCTGGCAGGCCAAGCAAGAGGCCGAGCCAGGCACGCCGCTCGCGGTGACGTTCCCCTCGTACACGAAGCTAGTCGAGGCCTGGTACACGACCGCGCAAGATCTCGAGGGCGCCGACGCCCGCGAACTCAACTACTTTGCCGGCCTTTCTCAACGCGATGCCGAGGCCGTCCTGGCCGCATACGCACTGCTCTAAAGGACAACCACCATGGGATTCCACGACACCAAGGGCGGCTACCACGCGTTCCGTTCCGAGCTCCAGATTTCGCTCTTCGACTTCCGAGAGGTCGCGGAGGCCGGCGGCGCAGTATCGAACATCGCCGGCAACGGCGGCATCCTTGCCAGCGATACGACGCCAGTCCTTGGGGTACACGCCAGCGAGTCGCAGCAGATCAGCTGGGCCACTGGGAACGTCGACCCTATCGCGGTCCAGAAGTCCCTACGGAACGATTTCGATGGCACGCAGGACGTGCTGGTCGAGCTCTGGGTCAACAGCGGGACGACGAACCTCGCGTCCATGACGGTAGAGACCAGCTGGGACGGCGGCACCATCGTGACCGACACCGCAACCGACCCGGCGGCAAGCGCAACGATCCACAAGATCACCGCGACGATCGCTGCCGCCGACATTCCGGACGGCGCGTCGTTTCTTTCGATGTCGCTGAGGCCAGGTACGCACGCGACGGACGCGATCCAGCTGTTCGCTGCCCGAATCAGCTACGTCCCCAAGACATCCTGAGCAATGCCGAACCCGCTCGCGCTGACCCTGCAGGCGCTCGGCCCGCAGACGGCCAGCGGGCAAAGCGCCACGTTCGATCTGCTGGGCGCGGCGTTCGCCACCGACGCCCTCACGCGCCGTCTCGCCGAGCTCATGCTCGAGGTCACGGTCGTGGCCGGGACGGCCCCGACGCTCAACGTCACGGTCCAGACGTCGCCCAATACGACGAGCTTCCAGGACGTGCTCTCGTTCAGCGAGTTTGACGCGGTCGGCTTTCAGCGGCTCAGGTTCTCGCCGCTCGAGCGGTACGTGCGCATCAAGTGGACCATCACGGGTTCCGCCGGCCAGTCGTTTACGTTCACGGTGGCGGGGTTCGCGCACACCATCTACGCAGACCACGAGGACTTCTTCCTCTACGGGTTGCCACGCAGCGCGGTGCCGGACCAGACCGACCCGGTCGACCTCTTGAGCGGGTGCCTGCTCGGCGCGTCCTCGACTGCGAACGCGAAGATCCCACGCGCGTACGTGCTGCCGCTGAAGTCGCCTTACCCGGAATCGCTTCGCCTGCGCGTCGCCAAGATCGCCGCCTACATGTTCCTCGCCCAGAGAGGTTTCGACCCCGACGATCCGGCCGACAAGGAAGTGAAGGCCGGACACGACGACGCCGAGAAGTGGCTCAACATGCTGGGCGGCGGCGTCGAGCCCGATTGGATCGACGCTACGCCGGAAGTCTACGACGCCGGCGCCGGTGTCGCGAGCGGGCTGCCGCGTCGCGACTGGGATTGGTGAGATGGCGCGCTCAGGACTCAAGGGCGACTTCGCGAAGCTCGACGCGCTGGCGCGCAAGCTCGCGTCCGCTCCGCGCGTACTGACGATCGCATCGAAGAACATGGCGCAAGAGGCGCTTGCGATGGTCGCGGAAGGTTTCGCGACCGAGACGGACCCGTACGGCAAGGCGTGGGCGCCGCTCAAAGACCCGACGCGCGGCGCTTCCGAGAAGACCATCAAGCGGCTAGCTCGACAGCTCATCAAGAAGCAAGCCCGCCAACGTCAGCTCGTGCAGAACGTGGGCGGACGTAGCGTCGTGGCCCAGCAGCTCAGGAGCCACCGCATCCTCCAAAACACCGGTCGCGCCCGCAAGAGCTGGCACAAGGTGCGCGCTGACGCGCAAGGCTTCCGGATCGCGCCGAGCGTCGACTACCTCGGCTTTCACCAGAACCCCAGGGCGGCGGGCCGCGTGGCGCGCAAGATGGTGCCGGATCCCGGCAACCTGCCGACGAAGTGGCGGACCCGGCTCGTCGCCGTAGGACGCGAGGCGCTGCGCGCGCACTTCCGTGGATAGGGTCGATCGGCTCATCGAAGACATCCGTGTCGAGCTCGACAAGTTGACGCGCACCGATCCGCTCGACGCCGCGACCGGCAAGTGGCCGGCGAAGTATTGGGTGGTCGGCAAACTGCAGAAGGACCAGCACGCCACCTACCCGCGTATCGAGTGGGAGGAGGCCGGCGGCGCCATCGGACTCGGCAAGCTCGTCGGTGGCAACAGCGGCAATATCGCGACCGACTCGGAGCAGTTCCTCGTCACGATCTGGCACTCCTCGCGAGAGAACTGCCGCAACACCCTGCACAACCTCGTGCTCGCGACACGTCACGTGGCGTTCGGTCCGAACCAACGCTTCGGCGCCTACGACTTCGTCGAAGACGCGCACACGAAGAACGGCCGCAAGCTTGCCGTCACGGTGACGTTGACGATCCCGGTCAGCACCGAAGTGATGCCGGAAGCCGCGGTCGAGTCGCAGGACCATTCCGTGACGGTCGGCAGCGAAGTCGTCTGCTGAAACGAAACAGCGTCCGCTGCGCAAGCGGCACTTGGAGAGAACGATGCCGAAACAACCGCGCGCCGACAGGCGCGACGAAGAGACCGTACCGTCTTCGGACGAAGGCACGTGGAGCGACGTCGGCCTCGCGGCGCCGGTCGCCGAAGAGGCCGTGGCGCCGCCACCCGCCACGCTAGATCTACCGCCTCCGTCCGCTCCCACGCCGGAGCAAGCACCACCGCGGCAAGCGCCCGCGCGCACGCAGTTCACGCCCGACGAGCTCGCCGTGATGACGGGCAACGTCGGCGTCGCCAAGGACTCGATCGCGTTCGGCGAAGGCGCGCGACCGAAGCCGCGTCCCGCCTATAGCTGGCAGCACGCCGCGGCCGCGCAGCTCCACGGCTGGGGTCTGCACGAGCACCACGCCGGCGCGCCCATCCTACTCAGCCAAGTCGACTACGAGGCCGCGCTGAAGGCGGCCGAAGCCCCCGTGACGCGACCCGCCGAGGGTGACCGCCCGCCGCGCTCTGTCTACGAGCCGCACGCGCCCGCTCTGTCTCCGCACGCGCCCAAGGCGTAGCGGCAACGCCTTTCATTCAACAGCGTTCAACCAAACCGACGGCGGGCAACCGCTAGACGGAGGCAGATTTGTACCCT